CTCCTATTAGTTCTACTATTCTTTCGTATAACTTGCCCATTATAGGTATGCCCTGGGCCCAAGCTAATCCACATTGCGCTATAGCATCCATCCATTGTTCTTTCGTTAAAGTAGTTGGTGACATAGCCCACATACTTCTAAAAGCTCTCAAAGGCACTCTAATCAGTCTATAGTAGAGTTCTCCGTTTCTAGTCGTTGGTATGCAATTAGTAGTACAAAAGTCGCCTGTGTCTATAGTACCTTTTTTGAGATACTTGGCTATTTGGCCTAATCCGTGATTTGATCCTTTGTAATTAGCAGTTGCAAATATTCTGGAATAAGCACTTAGTATTTTGGTTTCATTGTAATGGTAATATGCTCTTTGTACGAACATGGCATTGTCGTCTCCCGCTACTTGTAGTGCGTATTTGTCGCTTGGTATGCCTGCTACATATGCTACGTATTCCATATAACATATCATTCTGAAACTGTTTCCGAGAGTGGTTTCCATATCTCCTGAGTGTACTCTTCCTGAATGTGTTATGGTCATCATAGTCCGTCCGTGTTTTAAAGGGTCTTCGACCTTGATAACTGCCTTGTGATCTAATAACATCTTTAGTGCGTGATCTGGATATCTAACCTGTGTAATGTCGACGTGCTTAAAATAAGTTTTGTATAATGCGTCGTCGCACATTTTTAACCATATGTGTTGTGTAATGTCGAAATCTTTTCCATCGAGCATCAAGTTTATACAATCTTCTCCTAGACGCGTAGCTATTTCCGCCAGTGTATATCCTCTGGTTGTGTAATTTTTCCCTGACATGTATTGAGGAAAGAATAACTTTAATAATCTTTCCAGGTCATATATAATAGGCCCTGTAACTTCTTTCCTTAGTTCACTGGGATTAACGATACACCTAGTCTTATTCTTGTCTTCCCATTGTAATTCGCCTTTCGGAAATGCGGTATATAGTCTTGCCAATTCTATGATATTGCTAGCATTTATTACTGGGTTGTCTAGATGAAACTGTTGTATTCTGATTCTTTGAATCTGTTTCAAGTGATTGTACCAGTTGGCGTAGTCATAATGTACCTGGTGTTTAATAAACATTTCGTCGATGCGTGGTTGCATATGTTTTTCGAACCATTCCTTAAATAATCCAAATTCTATTTTATTGGGTTTTACACATTTTTTAGCTTGTCTTTT